GAAGTCCATCTAAGACCTTCCCCTGATCCAGATTACGATCATATCATTCCTGTATGGGCGTCTGATTTTGGTAAGAAGAGAGAGCATATGGAAATGCATGGGTATGACTTTATAGAGAGTTACGATAATGCCAATGGTTATATTGAAGATGCCCGAATTGGATTTCTAGTTAAATAATATATCCCCCCTCCCCATATCGCTATATGATTATATACGATCTGGCGAGAAGTGCAACTACTTTTTTTAGTTGCCACAATAAAAAAAAGATACTATAATAATATGAATTGAAGGAATTTTATAATGGCAAGAACAAAACGAGCTAGTATTCATTATGTTAACAACAAAGAGTTTTCTCAAGCTGTTGTAGATTATGTACGTGAACTTAACGAAGCTCAAAGTAAAGAAGAAAAACTTCCTGTAGTACCTAACTACATTGCATCTTGCTTTCTAAAGATTGCCGAAGGACTATCTCATAAGTCAAATTTTATTCGCTATACCTATCGGGAAGAGATGGTTATGGATGCTGTAGAGAATTGTCTTCGTGCAATTGAAAACTATAATGTAGAAGCAGCTACCCGTACAGGTAATCCAAATGCCTTTGCTTACTTTACTCAGATCTCTTGGTATGCATTCCTTCGTCGTATCGCTAAGGAGAAGAAACAACAAGATGTTAAACTTAAATATCTCTCTCAAAGTGGATTAGAAGAGTATATTGCTACTAATCAAGATGATACTCAATCAGTTCAGGTAGTAAGAGCTTTTGTTGATCAGCTTAAAGATCGTATTGATAAAGTAAAAGAGAAAGATTCAGAAGTAAAGGTCTTTGCTCAAGAGGAAAAGAAGCGCAAGAAAAGAGTAACTAGTGTTGATTCGGATTTAGGAAACTTCATATGAAAATATTATTAACGGGTCATGAAGGATTTATTGGATCGTTTCTTAATGATCACTTTAAGGACAGAGCAGACATTACTTGCTTTCAAGGAGACGTTACTAATAAAACTCATTGGTATAGGTATAGTGCTTCTGATTGGGATGTGCTTATACACCTAGCAGCTCTAGCAGGAGTGAGAGCCTCATTTGATGACCCTGAACTTTATTATAACAATAATGTAATCGGTACTCAATATGCGCTCTCCTTTGGATCAGTACACTGTAATAAGGTACTATATGCTTCCTCTTCCAATGCATATGAGTGGTGGGGTAATCCTTATGCAGCTACTAAGATGATGAATGAAGTAACTGCAACTCACTATGAAAATGCAAAGGGTATGAGGTTTCATACTGTGTGGCCTGGTAGAAATGATATGCTCTATAAGAAGCTACAGAACAAGGAAGTAACATACATTAATGCTTCTCATACTAGAGATTGGATTCATGTAGAAGATTTATGCAATGCTATCTTGACTATTATATCAAATTGGTCTATAATAGATGAGAAAGTACTTGATATTGGTAATGGAGAAACTGTGAGCGTATTAGATATGGCACAGAAGATATTTGATTGGGATGGAGAGATAAGATATGAGAATCCTACTGGGGAAAGAGTGCATACAGAAGCGAACATTGAATACCTACGAAAGCTTGGGTGGAAACCTAAGTGGGATATTATGAATGAAGATATGCATACTAAATGACACTCATTGTGGGACTCGCAATAGCTCTGACATATTTCTCGATAACGCAGAGAAATTTTATTCTGATGTATTGTTTCCTTATCTTCTGGAACATAATATTAAGCATATTGTGCATCTTGGTGATTACTATGATAACAGGAAGTTTATCAACTTCCGTGCTCTTAACCGCAACCGTAATCACTTTCTTAAACCGTTAAGAGAGAATGGTATTACCATGGATATTATCTGTGGTAATCATGATACGTATTATAAGAATACAAATGAGCTTAACAGTCTCAAAGAGCTGTTAGGACATTATATGAATGAAGTAAATATACTTCATGAACCTACTGTAATGGATTACGATGGATTCAAGATGGGATTAGTACCTTGGATCTCTGCTGAGAATGAATCAGCTTCATTAGAGTTTATTGCTAATGCTAAATGCGATTGGCTTGGAGGTCATTTCGATATCGAAGGATATGAAATGATGAAAGGCCGTAAATGTGAACATGGATTAAATAGATCTATATTTAAACGTTTTGAAAAGGTACTGTCAGGTCACTTTCATACTAAATCAGAGCAAGATAATATTACATATCTTGGATCACAAATGGAGTTCTTTTGGAATGACGCTCATGATAAAAAATACTTTCACATACTTGACACCGAGACTAGGGAACTTACTCCTATACATAATCCACACACTCTCTTCCATCGTATCAGATATGATGACAATGATTGTGATTACCTCCATTATCCTCTGGATGATGTAGAAGGTAAGTTTATTAAAGTAGTGGTAATTAATAAATCCGATACGTTTGTCTTTGATAAGTTTATAGATAGAATACAGCAACGCAATATACTTGAACTTAAGATAGCAGAGAACTTCAACGAGTTTATTGGAGAAAATGTAGAAGATAGTGAAATATCAGTTGAAGATACTTCTACTTTATTATATACTTACATTGACGCTGTTGATACAGATCTAGATAAAGATAAGATTAAATCTCAGATGTCCGATCTAATGATAGAAGCGCAGACACTAGAAATAGCATGATTACATTTAAAACTCTTAAGTGGAAGAATTTTCTTTCAACCGGTAACAACTGGTCTAATCTAGATCTTAGTCAAAATAAAACAACCCTTGTAGTAGGGTCTAACGGTGCAGGTAAGTCTACTATGCTAGACGCTTTAAGCTTTGCTTTGTTTGGTAAAGCTCATCGCAATATATCTAAGCCTCAGTTAGTTAATTCGATTAATAATAAGAACTGCGTTGTTGAAGTAACCTTCAATGCATTAGGTTCCGATTTCAGAATCGTTAGAGGCATTAAACCTAACGTCTTTGAAATCTGGAAAGGCGAGACGATGATTAATCAATCATCTCATGCCAAAGAGTACCAGAAGATCCTCGAGCAAAACATCTTGAAGCTTAATCATAAAAGCTTTCATCAGATCGTAGTGCTGGGCTCCTCCTCCTTCATTCCTTTCATGCAGCTAAGCTCTATGAATCGAAGAGATGTAATCGAGGATCTTCTGGATATTAATGTATTTTCCAAGATGAATTCTATATTGAAAGAAAAGACTTCTTCATTAAAGGATCAGATTAAAGATGTTACTCATCAGCATGCCGTCATCAGCACTAAAATTGATGCACAGAAGAAATATATCAAAGACATCAAAGCAATTAACAAAGAGCAAAGGGAAGAGAAGCTCAAACTCATCTCTGATTTCCAGGATGAAATCAAAACTCTACATGGAAAGAACGAAGAGCTTAGTGATTCCATTCAATCTCAACTACCGAATGCAGATGTGGAAAGAGGACAACGCGAAG